GGCAACCGACCGGGCACCTCATGGGTGCTGGATTGGTTCGCAGCCGAGGATCGTGTGCGCAAGTACCGCAGCATCGTGATCGACCCGGTCTCTGGTGCGAACTCGTTGGTGTCTGATCTTCGCAGCATGGGTCTGCAGATCATTGAGATCAGTACTCGCCAACTCGTGGCTGGCTGCGGAAAGTTCTACGACCTCGCAACTCAAGGTCGCCTGCGCCACATCGACCAGGTGCCACTGAATGCAGCGATCGCTGGTTCTAAGAAACGCAACCTCGGTGATGCGTGGGCCTGGCATCGACGCGACAAGAGCGTCGACGTGTCGCCACTTGTCGCCGCCACTCTCGCCCTACAAGCGCACATCGCGCCCGAACTGCGACCGCAGGGAACCCCGCAGATCGTCGACCCTTGGAGCATGACTGATGCGTGACATCTTCACCACCATCGTCGAGCTCATCGGCGCTGCACTCATCGTGGCTGGTGTCGCGATGTTCAACATTCCTGCCGCATTGATCGCCGCTGGAGCGCTGGCGATCTGCGCTTCATTCTTGGTGGCTAACCGATGAGTCTCTTCAGTAAGCGTGCACTAACCCCAGACCCAGTGCGCACCTCAGTGTGGCTGCCGTCAACCAACTGGTCGGGCGAATCAATCAACGAATCAACCGCGCTCGAGGTCACTGCCCTCATGGCGTGCATCTCGCTGATCGCCGACTCGGTCGCGTCGCTGCCTCTTCGTGGCATTCGCCATGTCGGCGAGCGCACCGAACCTGTGCCCGTTCCCAAGTGGATGGATGCCAGCGACGAACACACGCAGTACGAGCTGATCCACATGATCGTCACCTCGCTCGCACTGCACGGTAACGCCTACATCTACGTCGATCGGCAAGAGAACACGAACACGCCGGTCATGCTGACCCCACTGCACCCGACCAATGTGCAGGTCAACATCGTCAACCGTCGCCGCTACTACACCACCAACGGCATCGTGATCGACCCGAACAACATGCTGCACTTGCGCTGGTGGACTCCACCCCAAGCAGCCGTTGGTCTGTCTCCGATCGAGATGCAGCGCAACACGATCGGCCTTGCACTTGCCCAGGCACGGTTTGTGAATCAGTGGTACTCCGAAGGCGCAACACCTTCATCGGTGCTCGAGGTCGATGGCGACATGACCACCGACCAAGCCAAGGTGCTGCAGGCCACGTGGGAAACCTCACACCGCCGCAAGCGTCGCCCTGCCGTTCTCACTAATGGCATGAAGTGGAAGCCGATCACCGCATCGGCCCAAGACATGGAACTGGCCGAGAGTCGCGAGCAGACGATTAACGACATTGCCCGCATCTTCCGTGTGCCGAACTACATGATCGGCGCACGAGGTGACTCGCAGACCTACCAGAACAACGAATCTGCCGGCATGCACTTCGTGACCTACACACTGCTGCCGTGGCTGGTGCGCATCGAGCGCGCGCTGAGCGGCTTGATGGTAGCGCCCCGTGAGTTGAAGTTCGACACCTCAGCGTTCCTGCGTGCCAACACCACCGAACGTGTGCGTGCCTATCAGACCGCAATCATGTCGGGCATCTTGACGCCGAACGAAGCACGCGCCCGTGAAGGCCAGGAGCCTTACGTGGGCGGCGACGAGTTCGTCATGGTGCTGCCCGGCGCAATCGTTGCAGGCACAGGTGAAGAACCGCCGCCTGTCGGCATCGACGCAGTTCCACCGCTCTGATGCCAACCCCGAACGACGGCATGGTTGAAGAAGCGCAACGAGGTCTCGACTGGCGTCGAGAGTTCGGTCGAGGCGGCACCGATGTCGGTATCGCTCGAGCACGCGACATTGTCAACCGCAAAGACCTACCGATCGACACGTGGCGACGCATCAAGGCGTACTTCGATCGGCACGAGATCGACAAGCAGGGCAAAGGCTGGGCACCAGGAGAGGACGGTTACCCCTCGAACGGTCGCATCGCATGGGCGCTCTGGGGAGGCGACGCCGGCTGGCGTCGCGCCACATCAATCATCGAAGACGTCACGAATGACGACGAGAGGTCAATCATGCAAGACAACAACGACGCGATCGAGGTGCAGGCTGAATCTGTCCCTGCGATTCGTTACGCGGCCATCGAGATCGAGAACCGCCGCATCGGTGGTCGTGACGTGGAGTTCCGCACCGTCGAGGTCGACGGCCTGCAGCTGCGTGCTGTTGAAGCCGACACTGAGATGCCGATGCGTTTCGCTGGTTACGCCGCCGTGTTCAACTCACCGTCTGAGCCGCTGCCGTTCATCGAGACGATCGCCCCTGGGGCGTTCAAGCGTTCACTCAAGTCAGATTCAGAGAAGCGCATGTTCTTGAATCACAACACCGACCAGGTGCTGGCAAGTTCACGTGCTGGCACGCTGTCGCTCGTTGAAGATGAGCGTGGTCTGTATGTCGAAGCCGAACTGCCTGACACCTCCTACGGTCGTGACCTTTCGGTGCTGATGCAACGAGGCGATGTGCACTCGATGAGCTTTGGCTTCTCCGTTCCTCGAGGCGGCGACTCATGGTCAGAAGATGGCAGCTCACGCGAGTTGCGTGAAGTGATCCTGCACGAAGTGTCGGTGGTGACTGGCTTTCCCGCTTACCCCGCAACGACTGGTGCCCAGATTCGCACCACTGAAGAGATCGTCGACGAAGCGCCGGCAGAGACCGAACCAGGTCTGCCTGTTGAGCTTGCTCGTCGCATGCTCGAGCTCAACGCCAAGCGCTGAGTCCGAATCCGCAGATCGGAGCCACCGACCGGAGCGCCCCCATGCGCCACCACCGGCTGGGCCACCACCTGCGCCCCCACACCCACAAATCCATTAGGAGACTGACATGAGTGAAGAACTCATCGCACGTCTCGGCGAAAAGCGCGCACAGGCGTGGGAGCAGGCCAAGGCCCTCCTCGACCATGCAGCTGCCGAGAACCGCGACCTGTCCGGCGAAGAGGCCGAGCAGTTCGCACGCATGAACGAAGACATCGACGCGCTCGATGCTCGTCGCAAGACCATCCTCGACATCGAAGCACGTGAGCGTGCTATCGACGAGTCACGCGCCGCTCTCGGCGTCCCGGCTGACTTCGGCACCCGTGCCGTTGCTGCCGAGAAGAACGACAGCGACATCATCCGTGAGATCGCCCTTGGCGAGCGTCGTTCGTTCTCGTTTGAACAGCGTGATGTCACCAAGGCCAGCACTGGCGCACCTGTCCCGACTTCGTTCTACGACACGCTCGTTGAACAGCTCGTGATCCAGGGCCCGATGCTCGATGGCAACGTCGTGCGCATCCTCACCACAAACAGTGGCGAATCGCTTCAGATCCCTCGCACCGCCACCTACACCGCTCCTGCGGTTACGGCTGAAGGTTCGGCGATCAGCGAATCCGACCCGACGTTCGCAGCGTTCGTCACCCTCGGTGCGTTCAAGTACGCCGCCACGTTCCAACTCAGCCGTGAGGTTGTCGAAGACTCAGGCATCAACCTGCTTGACTTCGTCGCCCGTCAGGCTGCGGTCGGCATGGGCACAGCGGTCAACGCTGGCCTCACCGTCGGAACCGGCACGACTCAGCCCTTTGGCATCGTGACCAACGCTGGTTCGGCTGTCACTGGCGGCACCGGCGTCGCTGGCGTTCCGACTTATGAGAACCTCGTGGACCTCGTCTACTCGGTTGCCTCGCCTTACCGTCGTCGTGGCGCGTCGTTCCAAATGAACGCAAGCACCGTTGCGGCAGTTCGCAAGATCAAGGACGGCGGCGGTGCCTACATCTGGCAGCCGAGCTTCCAGGCTGGACAGCCAGACACGCTTCTTGGCTTCCCAGTGCTTGAGAACCCCGACGTCGTTGCAGCTGCAACCGGCGCTCGTTCGGTGATCTTCGGTGACATGGCATCGGCCTACACGGTCCGCCAAGTTCGTGGGATCGACTTCAGTCGTGATGACTCAGTCGGCTTCATGAACGACCTCATCACCTTCCGTGTCACCTGGCGTGGAGACGGCAACGTCGTCGACTCCAGCGCTGTGAAGTACTTCAAGGGCGGCGCGTCCTGATCGGACGCTGAACCCTTTGCGGGCTTTGTCTGGTTGGTGGTGGCTCGTTGCCCGTGCGAGCCACCACCGGCCAACCAGACAACAACGGGAAACGGGCGAGGAGAATCATGGGCAAGAAACGAGGCACCGGCCATGTGGGTCGTCATTCGCAACAGCGAGGTCGAGTTGCCGCCGTACCTGGCGCAGTACCTGATCGAAGCGAGCGTGGCGACACTCGTGCAGGAATCTGCTGGCACTCAAACTTTGCAGGAGCAGGCACCGGCTACGGCGTCCAAACCGCGCAAGTCGCGCGTCAAATCAAAGCCACCGGCAGACCAATCACGCTCTCAAACAACTACGGCACGCAAGGCTTCATCACCGAATGGGAAGGCATCGAAGTCCTCCCGACCGGCTTCCACCCCTACAGCGCCGACATCCTCGGCGCGCACCTCGCCTACAGCGAAGACCAAACAGGTCGACCCACAGCCCTAGTCACACTCTTTGACACGTGGGTATTCAAAGGCGCAAAGCTCGACGACATCCCCGTCATCGCATCATGGGTGCCGATCGATCACACACCGACACCACCGGACGTTCTCGAATGGTGCCGGCGAGACAATGTGCTGCCGATCGCCATGGCGAAGTTCGGCGCACGCATGCTCGATGCCGCTGGCATAGATCACCGCTATGTACCGCACGGCGTCGACACGAAGATCTTCCGACCAGGAGGCACTGTTGATGGCGCTACTGGTCGCACGCTGCTGAACATTCCCGAAGACGCTTTCGTCGTCGGCATGATCGCAGCCAACAAAGGAACCGCACCGATGCGCAAAGCATGGGGCGAGAACCTGCTGGCGCTCGGCCAGTTCATGGCCAAGCACGGCGACGTCTACGTCTACATGCACACCGAGAAACGTGGAGCGCAAGGCGGTGCCGATCTGGTGCAGCTTGCAGCTGCGTGTGGCATCCCTGACAACCGCATCGTGTGGACCGATCAGTGGGCCTACTACGCAGGGCTGCCGCCGTTTGTGCTTGCAGCGTTGATGGGTGCGATGGATGTCAACCTTGCCTGCTCTCGTGGCGAAGGCTTCGGCGTTCCCGTTCTGGAATCTGCCTCATGTGGCATTCCCTCGATCGTCTCAAACTTCACCGCTCAGCCTGAACTCGTTGAAGGCTTCGGCTATCTCGCTGCTGTGCAGCCGATGTGGGATGCAGCGCAGTTGTCCTGGTTCGCCACACCTTTGGTGCATTCGATCCTCGAGCAACTTGAACTCGCCTACGACACCGCAAAAGAACCTTTGCGCAAAGGTACCGCGAGGGCCTTCGCCGAAACCTACGACCAGGAGCGCATCTTCAACTCGCACTGGTTGCCAGTGCTTGCAGAGATCGACGAACTGATGGCCGCATGACGTCGGCTGGAGAACCCCATGGCAATCACCAACGGCTACTGCACACTCAACGATCTCAAGACTGTGCTGCGCATCAACGACACCGTCGATGACACGATGCTCGAGGCGCGCATCACTGAAGCCTCACGAGTCATCGACCAGCACTGCGATCGCCGCTTCTATGCCGACGCAGCTGCATCTGCTCGCCTCTATGTCGCACCGTCTCACGATCTGGTCATGGTTGATGACATCTCAACCACCACCGGTCTGGTCATCAAGACCGACACCACAGGAGACGGCACCTACGCCACGACCCTGACCGCTTCGCAGTATCAGCTCGAACCTGTCAACGGTTTGGCCAAAGGTTCGCCGGTCACGATGATCCGCCCGATCGGCATCTCGTTCCTGACCACTGCCGCACCGGCCTATCTGCAGGTCACCGCCAAATGGGGCTGGCCGTCAGTTCCTTCGCCAGTCACTTCGGCGTGCATCCTGCTCGCAGGTCGACTCGTCAAGCGTGGCGACAGCCTCCTTGGCGTTGCCGGCTTCGGCGATCTCGGAGCCATCACCGTCAGGGCCATCGATCCTGACGTCGAGCGCATGCTGCGCCCGTATCGCAATCCGGTCGTGGCGTAATGGCTGGCGAGGCATCGTCGATTCAGGAATCACTCGGCATGCGACTCGCAACCATTCCTGGTCTGCGTGTCGCCGATCACCTGCCTGAACAGATCAACCCACCGATGGCAGTGATTCAACTGCAGTCAGTCACCTACCACCGTGCAATGAAGGGTGGCTTGTCTGAGTGGGAGTTCACCATCAGTCTCGTCGCCGGTCGCATGGGCGATCGCCCAGCACAACGTCAGCTCGACTCTTGGATGAGTTGGGATGGCAGCCAATCAGTGCGCGCTGCGATCGAAGGCGACACCACCTTGGGTGGTTCGTGCTCGACCTTGAAGGTCGCCGACATGATCGCCGTCCGTCCACTTTCGCTTGGTGATGCTGCCTATCTCACCTGCGAGTTCAACGTCATCGTCCACGCATAGGAGTCATTCGTGAACACCTACAAGATCGTCGGCCCGCTTTGTGTAGCAGGCCACGAACCCGGCGACGTCGTCAGCGATGACGACCTCGAAGGTTGCGACATCGAGCACCTCATTGGTGCTGGGCATCTCGCAAGCACCAAGTCCAAGACCGTCAAGGTCGAAACCGCAACATCCAACCAGGAGGACTAAGCCGCCATGGCCATCGTCATCACCAATGCCAACGTCACCATCGGCGGCGTGGATCTCTCCAGCCACATCACCAAGGTGACCCTCTCAACCTCGCGCGCCGAGATCGACACCACGACCTTCGGCAACACCGCCAAGCGTCGCGTCGCCGGTCTTGCTGACTCGTCAGTCGCGATCGACTTCAACCAAGACTTCGCAGCTGCGACAGTCGAAGCCACGCTTTACCCGCTGCTCGGCTCCACCGCTGCAGTCGTCGTCAAGCCGAACGGCACCGCCACCGGCACCGCTAACCCGGCCTATTCCTTCTCGGCGCTCGTCACCGAATGGATGCCTCTCGATGCGCAGGTCGGCGAACTCGCCGCTGCCAGCATCACCTGGCCGATCGACGGCACCATCGCCAAGGCAACGGCTTAGTCATGGCTGCTCTCATGCGACTTCGGGTCGTCCCTAACCAGGGCGAGCCGTATGAGGTTCCAGTCACTCCCAAGGTCATCGTCGCCGCTGAGCGTCAGTTCGCTAAGCCGATGACTCAACTGTTCGGCCAAGACGCCTCCTATGAGGCTCTCTGCTGGGCAGCATGGAAGGGCTCACACGTTGCTGGTCGAGTCGTGAAACCGTTCGACGAATGGCTTGATGACATCGACTCCATCGAAGCGGGTGACGAACCCCGTGTCCCTTTAGAGACAGCATGACGATGCTGGTGGCCCAAGTTGCTGTGGCCACCAGCATCGCACCCAACGATCTGCTCGACACTCCCCCCGATGTGTTCTGGGCGATCGTTGCGGTACTGAAAGAGCAAGCGCGAAAGAGGTAGTCATGGCCAAGAAGGTCAAGGGCATGGCCACCGAAATCGAGAAAGACGGCTACGAGACAACTGTCGTCTTGCATGGCTACAACGAGTTCAAGAAGAAACTCAAAGACGCAGACGCTGATCTTCGCAAACAGATGGACAAAGAGATTCGGAGCTTCATCACTCCGGTCTCCACACTGGCGAAGACCTACGTGCCTGCGGTAGTCATGCGCAACTGGACAAATGACGAAAACGGCGGCGAGTGGTCTACCGCTCGAGGCTGGGATCCGGCCTATGTCAGAAAACAAATCGTCGTCCGTCAAGGCGGAAGACGCAGCCGAGGATCGGCAACCTCGGCGGCCTGGCGCATTCAGAACAAGTCCGCTGCTGGCGTCATCTATGAACTTGCAGGCAGCCGATCTCAAGGCAAGAGCATTGCTGGCACGAACTTCATCAATGCAATCACCGCTGTTGGCGGCCAACCATCTCGCCTCATCTGGCGTGCATGGGACGCCAAGGGCGGCGAGAAAGCAATCACGCGAGCAATCGTCGAAACGATCAACAAGTTCGAGAACGAGCTGCAAAGCAAACTCGACTAGCAACGCAGGACTGAGGACGCTATGGCTGTCAATCTGAATGTCATCTCTCAGTTCGATGCGAAAGGCTTGAACCGAGCGCAAGCAGAACTGGACAAGCTCGCAGCCTCCACCACATCGACTTCGCAGAAGCTGATGAAAGGCGCAGCCGTTGCTGGTGCTGGCATCCTCGCTGGTGCTGGTGCGATCGGCATGGGTCTGTATGAGATCGGTTCACAGTTCGACGATGCGTTCGACAGCATCCGAGTCGGCACTGGCGCAACCGGCCCTGCACTCGAGCAGTTGCAGAACGACATGAAAGCAGTCGCAGGCGCAGTGCCTGCATCGTTCGGTGACGCTGGCACTGCTGTCACTGTCTTTGCGCAGAAGCTCGGCTTGAGCGGCGCACCACTGCAAACACTGTCGAGCCAGGTGCTCGAGCTCTCACGCATCACTGGCACAGATCTCGGCGGCAACCTCACCGCAGTCACCGACGTGTTCAACAACTTCGGCGTCGGTGCAGGCGAACAGTCGAGCAAACTCGATCTCCTCTTCCGTGCCTCACAGGCCTCTGGCATCTCAGTTGCGGAACTCGCCGGCACCATGAGTGGAGCCGGCGTTGTTCTGCGTGAGGTCGGCCTTTCCTTCGATCAGTCCGCAGCGTTCTTGGCAACACTCGGCAAGGCTGGCGTGGAAGCTGGCGATGTGATGCCGGCGCTGAGCAAGTCGCTGGCAACCGCAGCCAAGCAAGGCAAAGACGCCTCGGCTGTCTTCAACGAAACCTTCGACGCCATCAAGGGAGCGCCCGACGACGTGGCTGCATCCGGCGTTGCCCTCGAGGTCTTCGGTGCCAAGGCTGGTCCGAAACTCGCAGCGATGATTCGTGAAGGCAAACTGTCCTACGAGGACATGACCGCAGCGATCGCTAACGGCGGCGACACGATCCTTGGCGCAGGCGCTGACACTCAAGACTTCGCCGAGAAACTCACACAACTCAAGAACCGTGTGTTCTTGGCCATCGAACCGATCGCCACGAGAGTGTTCGGCAAGATCGGCGAGGTCATGGATCAACTCGGCCCGAAGGTCGAGCAGCTCACGATCTGGATGACTGAGAACAAGAACGTGATGATGGTCGCCGCTGGCATCATCGGAGGCGTCGCCGTTGTCGCCATCGCTGCCTACACCGCATCGATGGTCTCTGCTGCAGCTGCAACTATCGCCGCCACTTGGCCGATCTTGGCAGTGGTCGCCGCCATCGCCGCCATCGTTGCGGCTGCATGGTACGTGTGGACCAACTGGGACAAGATCTGGACGTGGGTCAAAGAGCACCCTGCGCTCGCAGTGCTCGCTGCGATCGTGGCTGCACCTGTTGTTGGTTTCATCGCTCTGGTCGCCGGTCTCAAGTATCTCTGGGAGAACTGGCGCTGGATCTGGGACGCCATTCGCAACTTCTCAATGGAAGCGTGGAACGGGTACATCAAGCCCGTCTGGGACACGATCTACTTCTACGTGACGCAGATCCTTATCCCCTACATGCAGTTCTTGTGGGGCGTGTTCCAGAGCGTCTGGGACTGGATCAGCGAAAAGATCAGCGAGGTTTGGAACGAAGTCATCAAGCCGATCTGGGATGCCATCTACGGCTTCATCGTGAACTACCTCATCCCTTATTACCAGAAGCTCTGGGAAGTAGTGCAGGTCGTATGGGACAACGTCTCGTCGAAGATCAGCACCGCTTGGGCAGTGATCTCGACAGTGTTCGAGAACATCAAGAACGGCATCGCCACCGTTTGGGGATTCTTTCAAACAGCGAAAGACATCATCTCGACAGTGTTCACAAACATTGCCGATGCAATCAGTGGCCCTTTCAAGACGGCGTTCAACTTCATCTCCGATGCATGGAATAACACCGTCGGCAACTTGTCCTGGTCTATTCCTGACTGGGTTCCGATTATTGGCGGCAACAAGATCGAAGCACCAAAGCTGCCACGCTTTGAATCCGGCGGCATCTTCAATACTGCAATGGGTGGCGGCTCTGGTCTTGCGGTCCTGCACGACAACGAGATGATCCTGAACCCCCAGCAGCAGAAAGCACTGTTCGGCGGCGGCGGTGTCGGTGGCGGTCAACCGATCTACGTGACCATCAACACTGTCGCTGGAGATCCCGACGCCATCGAGCGTGTGGTGATCGACGCCATCGCGCGCGCTAATCGTCGCGGCGCAACGGTGCTTGTGCCATGACTCTGACCAACATGCCAACCATCGAGGTGCTGTTTGCACCTTCGGTCGTGGGCGGCAACACCGGCAGCCGTCTCGTGCTCGATGTCGGCCCAGGGCTTGACACTGGCACGCTCGGCGACGGTGCGTTCTTCTACGACATCTCCAGCGCTGTGCGCTCAGTGTCAACCAATCGTGGTCGACGTCGAGCTCTTGAACGATTCGGCACCGGCACCGCCTCGATCACGCTCGACAATCGTGACCGAGCCTTCGACCCAACCAACACCGCCAGCCCCTACTACAACGCCACGGTCGGCGTCACTGGCGTAGTGCCGTCGATTCCTGTGGTGATTCGTGCCACTTGGAACGGCGTGACCTACCCGATCTTTCGTGGCTGGATCGACTCGTGGACGTTCGACTATTCCGATGGCGGCATCGGTGATGCCACTGCCACCGTTGCTTGCTCTGATGCGTTCAAGCCACTGTCGAACATCATCGGTGGTTTGCCGTCTTCTGCCTCGATCACTTCGGGTGGCACAGCGATCTTCGATGTGGCGATCTCCACTTCGTCAAGTGGCGGTGGGTTCGGCCCGTCGTCGTCGATCAGCGTGTCGGGCACTGGCAACACTCAGAACGTGAACGTCGCCAACAGTGTCGGCACCACGCCAATCATCGGCAACGGCACCGACCTGCCCGGTCTGCGCATGCAAACGATCCTTGATGCGATCGGCTGGCCCGACAACCTGCGCGACATCGATGAGGGCACCACCTATCTCGCACCGCAGGATGCAACCAAGACACCGATCGAGATGCTGCAAGAAGCAGCAGCTGCAGATTCGGGTGTGGTGTACGTCGACGACGATGGCACTGTCATCTTCGCTGATCGTGATGCGATCATCTCAGATGAGCGCTCAATCACCGTCCAGTCGATCTACGACACCACCGATGCGAACGGCAAGAAGTTCGTCGACACCTCGATCGTCTATGACGACTCGCTGATCTACAACATCGTCAGGGTGAACCGAAAGGTCACCACCTCGGCTGGTGGTGAGGCCCTTGCTGGCACCACCGTCACCGTCTCAAACGCTGAGTCGATCTCTCTCTACGGCGCACGCACCCTCGAGGTCGAGGTGCCCATCGTCTCGGAGTTCGGCACGGACGCTTCCTATGGTCAGTCGCAGGCTCAGAGCCTGGCGCTGTTCCTCGCTTCGCAGTATGCGAACCCCGAGCTGCGGCCCTCTGAGATTCGCTTCGCCCCTCAGGGCAATCCGTCGGTGCTCTATCCCGATCTGCTCTCACGCAAGATTCGTGACCGAGTGACGGTGAAGTTCGCAGTGCCTGGTGGCGGTAGTGCTGTGCAGCGTGACTGCTTCGTTGAATCAGTCAGTCACACGATCACGCCGGGCTCATGGACCACCACCTTCGGTCTGTCGAGCGCCACGTTCTACACCGGCTTCTTCATTCTCGATAACACCAACCTCGGCGTGCTCGACACCAACAAGCTCGCCTACTAGCAGGAGGACACCATCATGGGTTCCGGCTTCAAGTCATTCACCGCAGGTTCGGTGCTTACCGCTTCAGACGTGAACAACTACTTGATGGAGCAGTCCATCATGTACTTCGCCACGACCGCTGCACGCGACACCGCCATCACGAGCCCCGAAGACGGCATGGTCGTCTACATCGGAAGCAACGACGCCAGCGAGGGCCTCTACACCTACCACGGCTCGGCATGGCGCAAAGGTCCAGGGTGGAACGCACCGTGGGGGTTCATTCAGTACACCGAAGTCACAAGCAACGTGACCAGTGGCAACAACGCCACGATCCTGACCGGCAACACCATCAGCGTCGTGAACAATCGGCGCTATCGAATCACCGGCCACGTTCCCGGCTACTTCGCAACAGCAGCCAACAATGTCGCCGATGTTCAAATCAGAGTCGGTGGCACAACCATTGCCGGCCAGCGCTTGTTCACCTCGCAGATCACCTCAGCAGAGAACGGCTGCACTGTTTCGGCCATGTACATCGCCACGGCAACCAACGCTTCTTTGGCCTGCAACCTTTACTCTTCAGCAGTCGTCGGAACCAACCACCAGTACCTCGCCTCAACGACGGTTCCGATGTTCCTCCTGGTCGAAGACATCGGCCCATCGGGCGCTCCTGTCTGATGGGCTACTACCTCCTCGACAATCCGCCAGCGTCGCGACAGTTCTACCCATCGCGAGCGAACACGCCGACCTATGCGGTGGGCGTGCACACCAGCGAAGGTCCGACCGGACCCGGTAGCGCTCGAGGGCTGGCTGCCTTCATTGCTCGACGATCTGATCCCGGCTCGTATGCCTGCATCGTCGACAGTGAAGAAACCATTGTCATGGTGCCACCCGACTACAGCACTTTCTCGGTGGCAGCGTCGGGTTACAACTCGCGCACCTGGCACATCTGCCTTGCCGGCAAATCTGCCGAACTGTCACCTGACGATCCGAACACTCAAGCGATGATCGTGCGCGCTGGTGCAGCGATTCGTGCACTGTGGACATTCCTGAACATCCCACTCTCGAATGCTCAGTGGATCGGCACCGACGCGCTCAACCGTCCCGGCCTGTTCTGCCACGGCGATGTCCAGCCGTGGGATCGCAGCGACGCCTGGTCAACTCATCCCGATCGTGCGCGCCTCGATCAGCTGCTGATCGCCGCAATCAACCCAACACCACCCCCAACCCCGAAAGACGACGACGAGATGAAGCGCTTCTTGATTCGAGGCAACACCAAGCCTGACTGCTACCTCGCCGACGCTGGTCTTGGCTGGAAGACACACGTGCCAGCCGGTCAGGTTGCGAACTTCGTCTATGCCATCTCGGTGGCTGGTGGCGAGATCGTCATGCCGGCAGGCGCTCAGGTCACATCCGTTGAGGGCGTGAACTTCTGGGTCGCCGAGCAGGCATTCGTCGACGCCATCCCGACGCTGGCATAGTCCGATGCTCGCCCAGTCCGCCTCGGCCATTGCAGACACCCCAGGTTTCGGGGCTGCTGAATGGGTCGCAATCCTCACGGGCGTGAGTCTTGTTCTCGGTGCCATCACCACCTTGGTGGTGCAGGTCATCAAACTGCGCGCTGAGAATCGTGACCAGCACGAGCACAATGCGCGCGCGAACGCTGAACGCTTCGATGAGTTGATCGGTGACGTGAAGCAGATCGGCGGCGCTGTCAGCGCTGTCGATGCCAAGGTCGACATGGTCGCCGATGAGCTGCACCGCCATGAGGCTGTGCATCATCGCGGTCGTCGCCGCTGGTAGTTCCTGACCCTCAACAGACGGGCGACTGCATGTTGGAATCAACGCGCACGCATCTGGTGATCCCTGACACTCAAGCCAAGCCTGGCGTGCCAACTGTGCACCTGGAATGGATCGGTGCCTACATCATCGAACGCAAGCCCGATGTGGTGGTGCATCTTGGCGATCACGCCGACATGCCAAGCCTCAGCAGTTACGACGTCGGCAAGCGATCCTTCGAGGGTCGCCGCTACAACAACGACATCGACGCAGCCAACGAAGCCTTCGACATTCTCTGCGCACCGCTCGAGCGGTATCAAGATCATCAGCGCAAGATCAAACACAAGCTCTATCAGCCTGAGCTGCACATCACGCTCGGCAACCATGAGGACCGCATCAATCGGGCAACGAACGACGACGCCAAGTTGCACGGTCTTATCTCCACTGACGATCTGAACTATGCGGCGCACGGCTTCACCGTGCATGAGTATCTGCAGCCAGTGGCGATTGACGGTATCTACTACGCCCATTACTGGGCGGCTCCGATGACTGGTCGCGCGCTCGGTGGCTCGGCACTTTCTCGACTTTCAAAAATCGGTCACTCATTCGTAATGGGCCATCAGCAGACGCTTGACTATGCGGTGCGCTTTCTTCCCGGTTCAGGCCAACAGCAATTCGGCCTCGTCTGCGGAGCTGCGTATCTTCACAGCGAAAACTACAAAGGTGGGCTGCAAGGGAACGCGCATTGGCGTGGCATCATCGTCCTCCATCAATGCGAAAACGGTGCGGCTGATCCGATGTTTGTGAGCCTTGACTACCTGTGCCGCCGCTATGAAGGTGTTTCGCTTGCAGCTTTTATGAGAGACCGCTATTCGCTTGACGTCAATGGACTGTCACTCTGAGTAGATAGCGTCTAGCCATGCCATCAAAGAGTCTTAGGCGAACACTTGACCATCCAGATGTAAAGCACGGGACATACGTCACGTACATGAATTATCGCTGTCGGTGTGAACCATGCGTCATTGACTACAAGCGCTACAGGTCGGATTATCGAGCAAAGAACCGAGAGAAGATCGCCGCTGCGCAGCATGCCTACTACGAGGCCAACAAAGCGCAGATCAGTGAGGCGGGCAAACTTCGCAGTCGCGAACCTGGCTACAAACTTCAACGCAAGGCGGTCAAGTTCGGGCTGTCGGTCAAACATCTTGAGTCTTTGCTTTCGACAGGGTTGTGCGCTATTTGCGGAACAGATGAACCTGGCGTTCATGGCTGGCACATTGACCACGACCACTCCTGCTGCCCCGACAATGGCAGATCATGCGGAAAGTGCGTTCGCGGGATTCTTTGCCACAAGTGCAATGTTGGTCTAGGCCATTTTGATGACGACATTGCGCGCATGCAGCGTGCGGTTGATTATCTCAATAACACCAGCGCCAAGTAATCGGGCGAATTCTCCCCGGTCAGCGTTGATTGAAAACTAACTGAAGGGGCCTAGCCCCTTTTCAAGCGCGCCCATCTACTGACCACCGCCTGCAGGGAGGCAATCGTGGACACTCAACCGAGCCCACTTTGGGACTCTGTCACCGCTGAAGCCGATCGCCTGGTGCACGGCCAGCGTGGCGCTCTCTACAACCACCCCAGTGTGGACTATGGGCGCACCGCCGAGATCTTCGAGGCGATCACTGGCATCACGTTGAGTGTGCCCGAAGCGGTCTGCTTCATGCTGGCGGTAAAGCTCTCACGAATCGGCAACGCACTCGACCAAGAGTTCACCGCCGACATGGTGCGTGACTCGGTCGTCGATCTCGCCGGCTATGCAGATTGTCTCTATGCGGTCTGGTCTGATGCCACCGCCGACGCCATCGACGATTCGCTCGTGGCCTTTCTCGACGAACTCGAAGATGAGTGAGCAGGCATGGTCGTGGCTAATCCTCGCCTGCGATCTGGCTGGCCTCGCCGTCTACGCGCTCGTCATCGAGCGTCGCATCTGGTGGGGATGGTGCCTGACCGCCGCCCTGACCGGGCTGCCTTTTCTCGCCTTCTCCTTGCTCGGCCCAGAGTTTCTTCCAGCGTTCACCGTGCTCGCTTGCGTGTGGCTCGTCGTGCATCTGCGCAACGCCTACCGATGGAGAACTAGACCATGACCTGCATCGTCGGCCTCGAGCATGACGGGCTCGTCACCATCGGCGGCGATGCCGCTGCGGTCGAAGACTCGCGGCTCACTCGTTATGTCGAGCCGAAAGTGTTCTTTGTCGGTGACTATCTGATCGGCTACTGCGACTCGTTCCGCATGGGCCAGTTGCTGCAGTACCGGCTGAAGCCACCGAGGCAAACAGTCGAAGACGACATGACCCACATGTGCACCGTCTTCATCGACGCTGTGCGCAAGGTGTTCCACCAGGGCGGCTTCGCCAAGTCAGACAACAACGAAGAGTCTGGCGGCGTGTTCCTTGTCGGCTATCGCGGCGCGCTGTATTGCATCGACGAGGACTACCACGTGGGCCGCTCGATGCTCGGCTACGAGGCAATCGGCTGTGGCGATCATCTCGCCCTGGGCTCGTTGGCTTCGACCACTGGCAACGCTCGAGCACGAGTGGAGATTGCGCTGCGTGCAGCTGCACTTCATTCAACGAGCGTCAGCGAACCGTTCACGATTCTCACCACCTCCGAGGAGACCTATGACTACTCCCGCTAACTTTCCGCTTTCGGTTCGCGTAGGCGACACCGAAACAATCAGTCTCACAATGCAGGACTCGGCTGGTGCTGCCATCAACATCGCAGGACGCACCTACGCCTCACAGATCCGTGCGGCTGCAGAGTCGTCCACAGTGCTGGCCACGTTCAACTGTTCAGTGGTTGGCAACGGTTCAACCGGTCAGGTGACTTGCACGCTGCCAGCCTCAACGACGGCTGGGCTCACACCCGGCATCGCCGTGTTTGATCTTCAAGAAACCAACGGCACGGTCGTGACCACGATCCTCGCCGGCCAAGTGACGATCACGCAGGACGTGACACGATGAACACTGCGGTCACTGTTCGCATCACCGATGCGGTCATCGTGCGCGTCGGCGAGTCGTCGGTGCGTGTTGTTGACGCGCCGTCGAACACAGTCGTCGCTGTCGGCTCATCGACCGCTGGGCCAGTAGGCCCACAAGGTGCTGTCGGTCCCGCTGGTGCTACTGGTGCACAAGGTGCCAGTGGCCCACAAGGTGCAACTGGTGCTCAGGGTGCGCAAGGTGCTCAGGGTGCTGCTGGCGCGCAAGGCTTCGATGGAGCCCAAGGTGCAACAGGCCCACAAGGTGCTGCTGGTTCGCAAGGACCGACTGGCCCACAAGGTGCCCAAGGTGACACGGGTGCGGCTTCAACTGTTCCCGGTCCACAAGGTGCAGCTGGTGCTCAAGGAGCCCAGGGCGCGCAAGGCCCACAAGGTGACACTGGCGCAGCCTCAACTGTTCCCGGTCCACAAGGACCGACTGGCCCACAAGGTGCCCAAGGTGCACAGGGCGACACTGGCGCAGCCTCAACTGTTCCTGGTCCACAGGGACCGACTGGTTCACAAGGCGCGCAGGGTGCTGCTGGTGCGCAGGGCCCACAAGGTGCCGATGGTGCTCAGGGAGCGCAAGGTGCTCAAGGTCCGGCTGGCGCTCAAGGTCCGCAAGGTGACACAGGTGCGGCCTCGACTGTTCCCGGTCCACAAGGTCCGACTGGCCCGCAAGGTGCCGATGGTGCTCAAGGAGCTCAGGGCGCGCAAGGTGCCGCTGGCGCACAAGGTCCGACTGGCCCACAGGGTGCCGATGGTGCTCAAGGAGCTCAGGGCGCGCAAGGTGCCGCTGGCGCACAGGGACCGACTGGCCCACAGGGTGCCGATGGTGCTCAAGGAGCTCAGGGTGCTGCTGGTGCTCAGGGAGCCAATGGAGCGCAAGGACCGACTGGCCCACAGGGTGCAGCCGGTGCCCAAGGTGCTCAGGGTGCAGCCGGGACCAACGGCACGAACGGTACGAATGGCGCCCAGGGAGCCCAGGGAGCCCAAGGCCCGCAGGGAGCGCAAGGTGCTCAGGGTGCTTCGGGTGCTCGAAATCTCGCAGTCACTGCGATCACGTCATCGGCGACACCGACGATCAACACAAACAACTGCGAAGCAGTCACCATTACCGCTCTCGCCACCGCCATAACCTCGATGACTACGAACCTCACAGGAACGCCGGCGAACTTCGACAAACTAGTCTTCCGAATCAAGGACGATGGGACAGCGCGCGCGATTACTTGGGGCGCATCGTTTGTGGCCTCGGGCATTCCGCTGCCGACCACGACGGTGGCGAACAAAGTGCTGACGGTGGGGTTCATCTACGACACCGTCAAAGCCGCGTGGGGCTGTGTCGCCGTAGCACTGGAGGCTTGAGGTGCCAGCAGTTGAGTTCCGCAATCGAGTCTTGGAATCAGGAACCGTTACCACCGCAGCTACGTCTTTCACAAGGACAGCAGTGGCTGCGGTCTCGGTCGGAGACTGTTTGTTTATCGCTATGCGCGGACAGGGCAACATCTACGCCACAAGTATCTCCGACAGTGTGGGCAACACCTACACCCTCGTCGGGCAAACAACATCTGGCAACACTGCGTCGTTGTTCTACAGCGTCATCACGACCGCAATCACAACATCGACAACCATCACGGCAAACCTTTCCGGCACCAACGTCTCTTCGGCAATCTTTGGAGCATCGTTTCGCAACGTCGACCCGCGAAACCCCATCGGCTCGACTGCGACAGGTTCCTTCACGAGTCAAACCTCGATCACGATCACGAGCGCAACGGCCAATCGGCACGGCTCGATGCTCCTGTCCGTTCCCACTGTCAATGACGGCACCTTCCCGACTGTGACATCTGGCTCGATCACAAGAGTCGCTACGACCATCACCGCCCAGAACTGGATGCACTTCGGCTATCGACAGAACGACAACCTGACGGGCTACTCGATCACCTACCAAAGAGCTGCAGGAACTGCTGGCAACTGGGGCTACGTCATGGCTGAAATCAATCGTGCGCCATCAGACATGTTCGCCACGTTCTAATCACCAACCCAGGAGACATAACCATGTTCACCGCCACGTTCTGGCGTGCGGCTTTCGAGCGCGCCATCAAGACGATCGCTCAGGCGCTCATCGCTGTCATCGCCGCGACGACCTTCGACTGGTTCACCGCCGACTGGCAAGCGATCGCCGGCACCGCTGCCACCGCTGGGGTGCTGTCGATTCTCAGCTCGATCGCTTCGGCAGGGATCGCTGACAAGGGCACACCGTCGCTGGTGCACTCGCCGAGCAACGCATCACTCATTCCTCCTGGCTCAGACATCTGAGTCAAGTTCCCCGGCTCGATCACGCAGTCCCCTGCTGCTGCGACTGGAAGCGATCAGACCTTCAAGGGCTGAGCCCGCAACACCAAACTGAGCCGGTCTGCGAAGATCCCCCGCCCAAGCCGATAGGCTACAGGCGGGGGATCTTCTGCGTTAGGACTGCGGGCGCAATGCTTCGACGAGGCTGGCCAGCAGTTGGTTCGTTCGTTGCTGTTCGGCTAGCAGACGCTCAAGCCGTTCGTTGGTTTCGCCTTGTGCTTTCTTCAACTGCACAAGCATTGCTGAATCGGTGCCGATACCCATGTGAGCCGCCTTTCGTTCGCCTTATCGAATCCCACCGATGTGGGCCGATGCCCCACACTAAGCCTGCGAGGCGCTCTACGGGCCACACAGAGGCCAATGCGAGCCGATGTGTACCAAGTGTGTACCGCACTCCTCGCGATCCCATAACTGGCAACGAAGTACAGAACTCCTGCAAAGCCCCGTACGGC